TACTTGCATCAGAGTAGTCATAAGGCTTAATGCTGTTATATTTTGGCGTCTGATAAAAAGCAAAATCACGGCTATATCCAGTGCCAATTATCATATTAGGACTGGTACTTCTTTCTGTTTTGCGAACACCATTGGGATAGCACAAATAACGCAGATACTCAGGCTCAGAGATAGGGATAATTGGTGATTCACGCACCTTATCCGATGCTACCACCACGTCATTTACTGACAAGAAGTCTATTGCTGCCCTATTAGCAGTTAGCGAGTCAGCAAGTAGGTCATCAAAATACCCATCGGCACCGCTAAAAATATCGACATTCATCTCAATGGTTAGTCCATTGAAACGAATGTATCTGCGCACGCTTGGAGCGCCACCTGTATCAAGCGCTAAGCGTGGCAATCCGCCATCGAGGCCAAGCCAAAATCCCGCCACTGCCGCTATGTTGTCAAAATCGCTAAAACCACCCCAAATCTTGCTGCCCACTTGAATATCATTGCCCACCCTTAACTCACCAGCAGTGATCTTGTCTGCAGCTAAGTCATGAATCTGAGCTGTATTGATGCTCGCATCTTCAATGAATGCCTGGCTCATCACCACAGACGGAACGCCATTAACCAAACCAATAGTAAATGGCACTTTCTCGGTAAGAGATCGGCATTGCCAGGTTACTGTGCCGTCAATAACGGTATCACCTACGATAACCGGCCATGTTGGCTCAGTGACGCCCGATATGCCGCCAACTAGACACACATACTGGAAGTTTTGAAAAGCGAACGGAGTGTCATCAGGATCGGCGGGAATGCCACGCACGTACTGATATGACTGATAGGTATTGTTTGGCGCCCATTGCTGGCTGGTGAGCAACTGCATCACGTAGGTTGGATCGAGCGATGTTTTGCCTAGCGTGCCATCTGCTGTATTAAACTCGCCCGCTACCCCTGATGACGTGACCGCTCTTGCCCAATAGTATTTTGTTGCGCCGGTGCCGACCGGGTCCTGAAAGAAATTGGTGACCGATGTACCGACCCTGAATGCTTCACCGATGTTGTTTTTGTCAGACCGCCATATCTCCACCAGGCCAAAATTGGCAAAGCTCGGGGCATTCCAGTTCAGGATGATGGTTGTCATCGCGCCGCGCGCGGTGAGTCCGGTAATTTTTGCCGGTACGGTTAGGTTTATCGGCGGCTGCGTAATTGATCCGCCCGGCCCCTGCCCGATCACTCCGGCAGCCACTGCTTCAGCGACTGTCAGCGCCCGGCCAGAACCGGCGCCGAGAATCGACTCGTTGATGACGGCTGAAATCGCCTCCATCCAGTTGCGCTGCTGCTTGTCGACGTTTGCCGGAACCTTTGGCAACTGAAGGTATTTTTTGCCCGGCTTTGTCGCGGCTGCAATGCTGGCTGCCGCGCCATTACCGGCGCCGATGGCAGAGCAATTGCCGCGGTTTGACTGCCCGGACTGATTGCCCGCAACAGTAATTCCTCCGATTTTGATAAACCCAGTAGCGGAACTGACCAGTGCTGGCTGAACGTTTGCGCCGTCTCCAACAACACTGACCGCATATCCCGCTGCCATGTTTGCTGGGGATGCCTGACTGCTTGATGCGGAAGCTGCGATAGCCAGACGACCAAAGCCAATACAGGTCTGCAGGTGCTGGATGGATTGGGCGCGGGAGTTTTGAGTAGATCCAGTGGCCCCGCTATCCTGCAGAGCCTGGTCATTGACCGCATCATTTGACATGGGGGCATCCTGTTATTAGGATTTAGTCACGGTATGAGTCAGCGTATCAACTCCTACAATCATGCCAGCAGTAATCGTTGTCGTAGTCATAATTAGACCGGCACTGCTGGTGCTGATGTTGTTGTCCCATAGCGGTGTTGTGCCATCAGATTTAAACACCCGATACCAGGTCGCTGTGCCACTAGCATCGGCACTGCTATCTGGAGTGATTGCGTTAGCTGTTAAAACTCCGCTAGAAGGCGCGCCAAATGCAGTAGCATTCAAACGCAGTTCGGCAAGTAGAACTTGTGTAGTGATAGCAGTATCAGCACTTGCTGGCTGAGTACCATCATAGATGCGAAGATAGCCATTATCGGCAAGCGTAGCTAAGGCAGATGCTTGGGCATCGACTGAGGCATTGCTCATCTTTAGGTTGGCAGACATGGTGCTCACCCCATTTAATATGGTTGGTGGCACTCATGCGCCCGAATAGGAATTTACGGGCAGTCTATCAATGGGGTAGTGTTAGCGCAAACAACAGGCGGCCTATGGTAGCTGCATTTCTGACATGGTTTCAGCTAGGCATATTTCACGAACAACATCCTTGCTAACTACTTCTATCTGCCATTCTGTTGCCTTGCTACCTAAGGGCAATCTAAAGGATTTATTGCTTGTTACGACATAGCTATGCCGCAATTCATTGTCGGCATACACGTTTAGCGTAGTATCGTCGTAACTTTCTGCCAACACCAATGCAGCAAGGAACCGAACCGGCCTTGGCAGGGTAAACAATTTACTCTTGAATGTAATGTCAAGCAGTGATTCTGGGTTCGCATCAAAGCTGAACAATGCGCCCTCTTCATCAAGCAGCCATAGCCGATCATTCAGGATGTCTCGATGGCCTGAGACAAACCATCTTGTAAGCGATATAAAGCCCATGGTTGGATTGCGCGGATCAAACATAAACCCGCCCTTGTTCACCTCGTCAACCTTCCAAAAGAACACGTAGTAACCACGGTGCTCATAGGCGTGTATGCTGGATGGGTTAAATTCTTGCCATTCACGTTGCGTGATGATGTTTTCAGTCACTAAAACAGCAGAGCCACCTGACGCCATCACTAAGCCATTTGGGCTTGCGTAAATAGCGCTATGGCCCATGCCTACCATTGATTTGGCAGATACACACGCCTCGATGATTGGCAGCTCTTGTTGGCTCAGGCTGGCAGGATCAATACCGGTTAGCATCACTGGACGGCCCGTGGTGCCAACAATAAAGAAATTATCGTATGAACCTATAGCGACAACCGGATAGTCTGTAGTCAGCTCGTAATCACGCGGCCAAGCATAAGGTAAGAATGGCTCAGTAAAACAAATGATATTACCAGAGAAGCCGTAAGCTATGCCGTATCCAGTCAAGCCTAGACCTTGCATGTCCTCACGAGGCTCATTCCAGTTTGTAGAAGGCAATGATTCCGCTAATTCATCGCCGCGCTTTGTATCGCTATACGTTGTTGCTGGCGGATCAATTTGCGTAACAAAGTAGTAATCAGCATTTCCACTGCTATTAACAGCCGAGCGATAGATGCGGATATGTTCTATTTCTCTGCCGGTGCTGGCATTCGTATCGACAAGCAAATTAGAAACGTCGACCGTAGATCCGGAGTGAGCAACGATTAGATAGCCAGATGGAGGACTTGGTGCGCTTTCTTCGCCAAGTTTGCCGACATAGGTGTAAACATAAACACGCGCTTCGTCGTTTGGGTTATCCGCTGGCACATTTACGGTGGCCACAGGTGCCGAAGTTGGCGCAGGTATTCCAAGTTTGAATGAGTTAATAGGGTACTCATCGCCACCGGTATAAATGGCAGGAGTATAGGAATACGCTGGCGCACCATCCAGACGACTATCGCCAGTCCAATAAATACGACGATAAGCATCGTCAGCAATAGGTGAACGAATAACATTGACCTGATCCGCAAAACGGAGCCAATACTCATCATCGCCGACTCTCCATAGATAAGCGTCTAGTATGTTATGCCCTGTCAATTCCAATACCGGGCCAGCGCTATACCCATAAATAGGCTGTAATGCGCCGGAATCTAGGCGAGTATTTTGACAAACAATCCCCGCATCATCAGGTAGCTGAGTTGCCCTAAATCGTGGTTTCTCCCCTGAGAACTGGGATAGTTTTAATCTCATTCTGTCCACCTTAGAGAGAGTTAGGTAACTACTTCGGGATCTGCCGGCTTAATTACGTTAGCAACTACATTCCAAGTCGCATCAGGAAACCGACCACTAGCTTCGAGCAGCTTGTAAGCATAAGCTATAGGATTATCTGCTGTTAGTTCCATATCAGTTGCTAGAACAATCTCTTGCCCTATTCCAGCTAACGCGGGTAAGTTCTCCTCACGTAAAGCTTGAGACTCCCAACCTTCCGTCTTAATTGTTGTTAATTGCTTTGTAAACTCACAAGAGATTACACGGATATAAGCTTCAGGATAGCTACGGCCATAGGCTTCTGTACTGTTGATATATGCCATTGATTTATGCCCACATTGTAAAACCGCTTGGCGCGGCTTTGTTGCTAGTTAATCGAACAGATGACTGAGTTGCCCCACCGGTACACTGTACATAAGGTTTACATGATGTGCCTGCTGTTAGTGTCGTAATGACGCCATCGTCTGTCCATGCCCCGCTGATCCAACGATAGCCGCGCACTTCGCCAGTGCTTGCATCATAACTAATCCCTACAAAGTCACCACCAACAACACATAATGTCCCATAGGCTGTTGGTGTTCCTGCTACCCACTTTTTACTGCCCAAGAACTTGCCATAGCAATATTCTGTCGTGTTTGGCTGTCCAGCACTGCCACGAGCTGAGGTATTCGGCGTTGCTTGTGTATCGACACCCACGGCATAAACAAATGTGTTGTTTGAAAACGAAACAAGCTCGACAGCAAAAAACCATTTGCCAGTAGTTTTAGCCCTGTTGACATACGCTGGCATTGATGAGCCGCTTGTAATTGACGTAAACAAACGTCCCGATTCGCTAATTGTCGCATTCGCCGGATCACTGGAGCTAACCCAAACGCCCTGAATAAACGTGCTTATTTTTTTTAATATTCCTAGCGCGCGCACATTAGCCTCCTACCACTTTCCAGGTAGTTGAGTCCTTGGCGACAAGGGTTTTTGTTTCATATTGCGTACTAAACAGCGCATTACCGACTAATGTTGCGCCTGATCCAGCTAATAGCTTTTGAGCAGCATACGCGCCCGTAATACTGACATTCACGCTGTCACCCGCTGTCACACCCAAACTTGTTGGGGTTGGCACTGTACAATCAGTAAATGACCCATTGCTCAGTTCAATAATGACGATACCATCCGGCGTTACATCAGCCGCGGCTATTGTGTATGTTGTGCCGCTTTGCACATTGAATGAATAACGACGACCTGTAACAGTTACAGTTGTTGTAGTTGCATCAGTATTTGTTAGTGTTAAAACGCCAGTCGTTGCTGCATAACTTGCCGATGATGGTATCTTGCCTAGATTCACGTTAGCATCGGGGACAATAATTGTTCTCTGTGCTGTCAATGCTGCTAAAGAAAACTTCATACTCCTAGCAGAGTTAGTCCCATCTTCTAAATACCAATCCAAGCTATTAAACCTATCAGCATAAAAATACTGCACAGACCACGTTAGGCTTGAGATTCGGTAAACAAAGCGAATACCCATCCCTGAAACACCGCCTTGCCCACTAAGCACATCATAACTGGTCAGTGGGTTTGCAATGATATAAGTACCAGCAGAAGCGATAACAGTTAGAGTCGTGATGCCACTGCCGCCATACACGCTAGATTCCTCATTATCCCAAAGCTCTACCGTATCCCCATCGGCGGGTGTAGCTGGTAACGAAATTGTCTTAGCCCCGCTAACACCCGCATCCCACCTACACACTATGTTGCTAGATGCAAACGCAAAAGATGTTGTTTGTTTGGTCGGCACTGGCTTAGTGATAGTTGCTGTTAATGTCAAACCATCCGTTGTTGTCTGAGTTAACGTGCTGCCGCTATAACTTAGAGCTGTTGGGATTTTGCCTAAATTGACAGCAGTAACATTAGGAATGGTGATCACACAATTAGTTGTGAATCCTGCCCCTGACGCATGAGCATAACTAACGCTGTATAAAGCAGATGTATTCGTCGAGTACATCTTAACGTCAGAGATTTGTTCCCATGGTGCAAAACTACGAAAGATTCGATAGAGGTTTGCCCCAATTGGGCGAACGCGGAATACTTCACCGCAACGCAAAGTAAGCGTTACACCCACTGTGCCAGTGCCAAGTACACCATGAGAGCCACCTAGTCCCCCCTCGGACAAGAAAGTATCAGCAGTTACACCAGTGATAGTGACCGAGTAAGTCGTATTAACATTGCCATTTTTAATCAGCAATTCAGAACCATCAGACGCCCATCCTGTTAAGTCGAATGTGGTGTTACCGTTAAGAATATACGCCCTTGAAGATAAGCCAGACATAGCAACAGGGCTTGTCGGGCTGACAACAGTAATTACAATGCCGGTAGCAATACTCACAGTGGGGTTAGCCGTGCCATCAGTAGCGGTTGTCGTAATAATACCGGTAGCACTATTGAATGCTTGTGATACTGGGATACGCCCCAAGTTCACATTAGCATTAGGCATTGTGATGGTTTTCGTTGTGCCAGTGCCAAGCGCTGTCAGTATCCAAGATACCTTTTTAGTAGAATCGGCTGAGTCCTTAATTCGGAATGTAGATGTAGCAAATTCAGTAAGCGCAGCTAATCCCGCAAGCACATAAGTTTTAACAGCGTTTTGTGTTGGAAATAATGTAGAGCTGCCAGCAGCCAGCGTAGTGTCATCGCTTTTATTATTGGTGTTTTCAGGAACATAACCATTGTTGCCCTCACCCTCCGCCCAATCGGCAGGGGCATTAGTAGCTCCGTCAACTAGCGCACGAACATTGTCGCCAACATTTAATACCTTGCCAGATGGGGATGTGCCTTGTACTGAGATAGTCCAGATAAATCCTTTTTTAATCGCAACGCTACCAATCGTATTGGCAGATGTTGGATATGCCCCACCACTTGCATTAAAACTACCCTGATCTTTCCATAGCCCAACAACAACACTATCTGTATATGCTCGCAGTGTTGTATCTAGGGCGTCTAGGGATGCTTGTGATGCTATGCCTAAATCCACCAGTGTTTTAGTTGTGGCGCCCAATCCTATTCCTGTTGCCACCAAGATTCGATTGGCAACCCACGATATAGGTGAATCTTCAGTCCCAACCCTTTTAGGCAGTTCATTGTTTACAAAGTTTACAAAGCTATCTAATGCACCCATTTAGACTATCTCCTCTACTTCAAACTGCATGAGTCCTGTTGTATTGGATACGGCGTTAGCCAAGTCACGGTTATAAATTAGATTGCCTGTAGCGTTATAAACGCCTGTTGTTTCTGTGACAGTAAATGTATTTACAGCATCGCCCACATTCGACACAAATGACGTGTTTAAAGAAAGGCTTTCGCCTTTTGATAGGTTAGTCACTCGCAATTTACTGGTATCAGACACATGAGTCCCAATAGCAGACTCTCTGTTTGGCCAAGCAGCAAAGCTTATTGTTCTGCGAGTAAACCCACCGACAGTGTACGAATCACCGCTTGTGATAGTAGTCACCACCCTACCAGCTAAATTCTTTACTGATAGCCCGCTGAATGTAGCAGCCCCTTTGGTATCACTATCGGCAATTCTTAGCGAGCGAGTCCAAGTCAGCCCATCGTTAGCTGTAACCCACGAACCAATGAAGGTTCCGACTGATGCTGTTAAATCGACATCAGTTACCTTCTGTGTGGATGAGATGGTTATTGTATGGTTTTGTTCGGTGACGCCGGATCGCAACCTGGCAGATGGCGTAGTAATCGTAATTACCGGATCAGCATCTGCTATACAAACCGTAGTGCTAAAGTTTTGAGATGTAGCATTAGCTTCACGATGAACTATTGCTGAAATATTAGGAGTGCTGACATTGTAGTCACCACTAATGCGAGTAACCGTTTTATTACCTGGCAGAGAGAAATCGGTTATCGATAGTTCGCCAGTATCGCTTGTGTAGACAATGCTATCTACCTCCGTCTCGGTAACATGTACTACGGCTGTTTCACTTCCTTTTAATGCTGACTGCCCTACTGGGTACTCAATGCTATCAAATGACAGGCTTGGATAAGTGTTATTCAGCAGTACGCTATTAACACCATCTTCTGAACCGAATGACAGTGTTGATGTTACCTCACCCCATGTGCCAGCTATATTTCTAATGCGTAATAGCGCAGGGAATGCAGTAGTAGCATTCCCGCGATTAGCGATGGCAACTACAACAGCGATAACGTAGAGCGAATCGACATAGCCTATTTCAAAATCATCTATTAACTGATAGCTAATAGCAGAACCAGCATCATCAACAAACTCTACAGCATTAAATTCAGTGGTGGAGACAACCAATACTGTCGCCTCTTGTCCGGCGGCATACTCAGTCTGGCTTGGCTCAATATACGGATTAAGGAAGTGCGTATCGGTGATTACTGGAGGCGCTTCTAAGGTAACTTCAGTCATATATTCAGCTCCATCATTATGAATGGCACGCACTGTGTAAGGGCCATCTCCTGTTAAAGTAATATCAATAAACCCTTGCCAAACATCCGTCAGCGCATTGCGCTCGATATCAGCTTCAACGTCATTTACAAGCACCGTTGGCTTAAATGAGGATCCACCTGTCACAGCTAGAACATAGACTTTGATAGCTGTCGTACTACTGACACAAGACTGCAAAACAAAACCATCATCCGTAAATACTTTTGACCCAACATTATCTTCAGCTCCATCAATGTTTGACGGCTGTATATCGGTAATAGCCACAAAGCCAGTACCACCGCCCCCGCTAATGGTGAATGTTGCAGTCGTGTCTTCATAATCGGCGCTTACGCCGCTACCAAGAAAGTTGATATACCGTACAGTTGTTGGGGTGCCTAAATCGACTCCATCATGCTGAAACTGAATTAGGCTGCCACCAATTGTTACGCCAATGGCCGAGTCTTCAAGGTTTGCATCTTCAGGCGGCATTGAAAAAGGCTTTTCGTAAATGGGAATGCCAGCTAAATCAAAAATCTTGGCAACGTGATATGTGCTGCTGTCGTCAGGCTCTAACAGAAAGAATGTCTCGCCATCCTCATTTGTGGCCTTGTTAAAATAATTTAGGTTGTTGGTTGGTGGGTAGGTGTCTGCAATGGCAGCTCGGCGCTTATCTATTCTTACGCGAGCACCTTCTACTACATCAAATCCAAGTGCCAATAGGGAAACCGATAATCTATATGTCGCCATTGCAGCCTCTTAAAAATTATGGGCTTTTACTCGCCATGTTTTACGCAAGGCGTAACCGTGTGCTGCTTTTCGTTTTGCCTTCAGCGACTCTGACTCAAACTTTCCATCATGGAACACTGATAGATTTGGGTTTGACCATGTTTTCTCAGGCATCTGCATCAAATAGGCGAGCACGCCATGGACAATCGTGTCTTTGTGCTCCTCGAAGATGATCTCATCAACGCCTTGAGCGGCCTGTGTTGGCTTCAGTGCCACAGTAATCCTGATCGGATATGCCGCGTTTGGGATGGGCACAAATACGGCTATACTGGGATTCCTTAAAAAGAAATAACGAGGAATACCGCTTGATTCACGCCAATCGCTACTTGGACTGTATAGCTCCTCGACTTCATCTTGTGTCTTTGGAGTCAACTCGTTGTTATTGACTTTAATGACTAGAATATCTGCGACGGTAGAATCGCTAGGCACATCAATTTCATACTCTTCGTCATCGGTAATGGTGTAAAAACCGTCCAACTCAGCTCGCCAAAAACGTGTCTTCTGGCAAAACTCAATGACCTTACTGCGGATGGCCTCGATGACCATTGCCCGTGGGCAGCCAGGCACATTAACCTGGACATACGGAAGCCATAGAGAGTAAGGAACTGTTGCCATAAATTAGCCTCGGCTTACCGATTTCGGGAGAGAAGCAACATCCGCAGCCACTTTAATCTTGAGTAAATCGAAGAAAGTGGTTTTGGAGGCTTGAGCCGCCGAATAATTAGGGCTTTGCTCATCATCTCCGCGCCAAATGACGAACAGACACCACTGAACCAAGGCTGGCTCGAAGTAGCTGTCCACGGGCAACTCATCATTGGCAGCGGCAATGGTTGGCAGTACACGAACATAGCTAATATCAATGCCAATGACCGGGGACACCGCAGCAGGTGGGTAAACATAAAATTCTTTTGGGAGGATTGGGTCATAGCAGTATTCCTCAATAATTGTTTGGCCATCTGCTGTGTGCCAGTCTGGCATCAGCGAATCCAAAATAAGCATGTCTGTCTTGCGAATGGCTCGACCGGCATCGGACGCGCCATTAGCTCCGCGATTACGAACAGCCTTTAACAGTCGCACACCGTCTTCTGGTAGCGTCTGATATGTGCCTGGTGCGAGTAGCATCATAGTTGTTCGTGCGGCGGCATCGGGCCGATACCCAACCAAGGCAAGCAGCGCCTCGTTAAGCGCAGGAATCAAATCATCTTCATCTGTCCAGGTGATAGATTCAGGATCATTGATCGCTTTTCTGACTGCGTTTAGGACGACACTGCATTGCATGGCGATTACTCAATAATCACGACTATTAAATTTCGGCAGCCGCCAAAAGAATTTCTTTCTCAACGATTGCATTAGCACATTGACGCAACATGTCGGAGATATTCGATGCTGGATCAATTGGAGGGCGACCATCGTCAAATGTTTCCGCGAACCAGGCAATGATTGGGCCTTTGACGCGAGGAGACACACCCATAATCAAAGAGGAAAACTTACGAAGGTCATCATCGGTCATTGCTGATACATCTAGCTCAGCCAAATTGCCAAACGGTTGGTCAGTGTCAGCATCTTTGCTTTCAACTGGAGCTGGAGGTTCATCATCACCAAGGTACAACTGATAGCCTTCAGTGATTGATAGCAAGCGATTGATATGTTCTTTGTCCGACACATCGCAAACATGCGGATTATCTAAGGCCATGCGGTCTTTTTCGGGGTACTTTGGCTTGAATGTGTACTTAGTATGGCCAGCAAAACCAGGGCGACCAAACTCTACCTCGCGATCCTTAGGACCGCGCAGGTGATGATTAACCATAATGGTAATTAACTTACTCATAGCTCATGCTCTCTTAGTTAAATTGAAAAAAAGGGGCACTCAGCACCCCTTTTTTAGTCGTTAGCTCGCTTAAACCTCGGCGCTATCAGTGGCAACACGATAACGCTGGATTAGGTTGAATTGCTCACCGGCAGCAATCGTTATGCCACCACTCGGAGCGATAATTTTTATCGCCAGCGTCTTGTATGTGCCATCACGAGAGATAGGAATCCGATAGCCGTAAGCGTTGTTGTTTGTCAGCCGTGTTGCAGTTGCTGCAGCTACTGCCGTGATAATGGTGTTTGCAGAAACGAGCGTTACTTCGCTAGCAGCAATTGCTGTATCACGAGCAGGATTAGTCGATAAATCAGGCGCGGTAACAATTGCTACAGCCGCCTGTACACCTGTACCGAGACCGTCTGTTACAAATGTTGCATCTAACAATTTATGCTTTGGCGGAATAGTTGCGACATAAATCAATGCCGTTTCATTTGCGCCCAGCACTAAGTCAGCAGCTAGAGTGATATTCTTTTGACCGGCCAACACCATACCCGCAGCGTAACCGTCACAGAAATCACCTTCGCGATAACTACCTAAGATCATAATTTTATGAGACATGGTTTTTACTCCAAAGAGCCTTTAAATAATCTAATTAAGCACGTCCTTGTGCTAGAAATTAGGGATTAGGCGCGTAGGTATCGCAATGCAGAACACCGAAGTCCTTGCCGCCAAATTGGGCACGTTGAATACCGGCGATGGTTTCAACAGTGATGATTGCCTGTGATTTATCCAAATCAGCAGCACACTCAGTCCATTTCCAGCGCAGGCCCTTAGTGCCTTTCTGGCCGAACGCACAAACCATGGCTTGTACGCCCATCAATGCAGCACGAGATGCTGCCAAGTTGGCACCAGCACCGTAGTCGCTGAACTTCACCACGTTTTTGTGTTTGTGCAGGATGACACCGTTGTGCATGCCTAAACCGCCTTTCATCAATGGCGACTTATCGCCTTGGAAGGCAATCAAAGCTTTTTGCACATCAAGCCAGCCAGTACCGCCGGTTGGCGTGGCTGCTGTACGCAGTTGGTATTCCTGGTTCGGGTGCATCACCATCACGTAGACTTCTTCGCCACCGATCATGCACGGCTGAATGGCTGGGACGCCTTCATTACCGCCACCACGACTAGAAGCAATGGACGACATGCGTTCGATCACGCCTAGTGTCATTGTGTCGGAGCTAGTGACGGTTGCCTTGCTAGTTGCCGTACCACCGTAGTATTGACTGATAGAACTAGGCGCGAGGAAGCCTTGGGTGTTTGGAATACCTGCCCAGTTGGCTGGAACCACGTAGTTTGTGTTCACGCCACGGGAACCGGCTAAATACATGAACACGGCTTGGTCGAAATACTGAGCAGCCCACACACCGGCAGCTTCACTGGCATGTTCACGGGTTTTCAGGATAGTGCGCTTACGAGTCATCGCGCCACCACCGGAAACAGGCTGACGGATACGATTGATCTTGATTTCGGCGTAGTTGTAGCTGAGTTTTTTGACGTTACCTTCCAGCCAATCGTCCTCGTAGACGCCATCACCGGTCAGTTGAGCGAGCAAGTTATACTGGATGGTATCGCCTTGATCGCTTTCTAATTCATCAAGAACCTGCATAGGCATACGAGCAGCTTCGCCGTAGCCCATAAACCGTGACTGCCAGTAAGAATTAGCAACGACATCACGGCACAACAAGTTCGAGTATTGTTTAACAGCTTGTGGGCTGCCGACTGGGAACACAGTCTCCATAGCACACCTCTTTTAAGGTTTGTGAATGGCACTCTTGCACCCAGTTTTAAGCGATTATGCTGCGCGTGGTTTGGTTTTGTCGTTTGGTACAAAATCAACCGGCTCAGCACTTTCAATCCGAATACGCACATGGCGCTTCGGATTTTCTTCAATGGTGATGATATTATCACCAATAATTATTTTCTCTAGCACCTGCACATTGCGGTATAGAGTTTTCAGCTTTTTTCCGCTGTTATCAGCCACATTAGCCTCCTCGACCCATGCGTTTGAACTGTTCACGAGGGATTGCCAGCAATGCCGCATCACGCTCAGCAGGTGATAGCTTCTCAAACGCTGAGAATGGGTCATCAACATTTACGTTTGGAGTGGCTGCCGCGCTAAAACGACCCAGTGTTGGGGGAATAGTGGGTTGTTCTTTTTTGGCCGGAGTTGTCTTTGGTTTTTCTTCGGCGGGAATATCATCATGCAGCGCGGCAACTGCCTTACGCGCCTGTGCCAGCACATCGGCATTACTCAACGTGATACCTTTGTTGATGGCGCGTTGGCTGATGGTGGTAACGAACCCGGCTAACTCATCCAGCAAATCCGTATCTTTTGCAAAGACTTCGTTTTCTTTCTTGCTTAGAAACTCGTTGCAGTCAGCATTCCATTGTTGTTGTCCCTTAGCCTCCTCATCGTCGCTGGCCTTTTTACGCTCAGTTGCTGCTTTGGAAACTTCGTCAACCTTAACTGCTGTTTCTGCCAACAGTCTTCCGTTCTCATCCTGACTATCTTTGAGTTGCTTGCTTTGCGCTTTCAGCTCATTGATAGCTTCGTTGACCTTCGTTTTTTGGATGTCAAACTCGGCCTGACCCAAATCACCGGCATCGAACGTCTTAGCAAGTTCGGCCAACTCTTTTTCTTTGGCTTCAAGCTCTTTGGCTGCGGCTTGAGCTGCTTCTTTCAGCTCTTCCTGTTTATCGTTGATAGCAAGTAGGTCGGCATATAGCTTTTGTTCTGCCGCTTCTGCCTCTGCCGCGCTTTGGGCTTCTGTAGTAGCAGCTTTAGCAGCATCTTCCGCTGTTTTACGGGCTAACTCTTCCGCCTCAAGACGGGCCGCTTCTTCGGCCTGTTTAGTGGCTTCATCGTCTTCCTGCTTGCCATCTTCGTCTTCAGCATACGGCTCATCAGCCATGCCGACCGGCGTTTCTTCTTGAAACTCCGGATCATCTTTGTACTTATCAATCCACGCCAGGTCTTCTGCTGACATTTCGGTGTTTGCTAAATTTTGTTCGTTGCTCATTGTGTGTAAACCTCTTGATTACTGGTTGGTTCAGGCTGCTGCATCATTTGTTGTGGCTGAGCCTGTGGTGGTTGTAACTGCTGTTGCGCTTGCGGTTGTGGCTGCATATTGGCTGCTGGTTGAGCTGCTAATATGTTGGTGACGTTCTGAATCAGGTCATCGACAATACCGCCCAATTGCGGCACCTGGCGCAGCATGTCGGCTGACTTCATGGCCTGCTCAAAGGTGGTGAGCTTTTCTCGCAGATCTTGGATCTCTTTTAATCCAGCGTCTGCTTGTGCTTTCTTGGCCTCACCCTCCACTTTGAGGATGTCAGCCATGGCTTTACGCATTTCCATCTCGCGCTGTTGGCTCTGTTGCTGTGCTTCGGCCTGCTTGCGTTGGTCACGCTGGTCGTCAGGCTCGTTAGGATCGGGCATGTTCGTCATTTCGCGGATCTGCTGCAAAATGCGCTCACGGTTTGGCAGGTCTTGTAGCTCAAACGCCATCACGACCAGGCTAACAGCAACCTGTGGTTGGCCAATCTGGGCGAATCTTGTAGCAATATCCATCAAACGATCAGATAGCTGTGCTTTGACGCCAATACGATAGTCTTCCTCATCCATGATGAAGTCGGCTTGATTGTCGGCAATACTGGTGCTGCCTTGGTTGATTTTGATGTACTCAGGCTTGCCATTGCTGCCAATTATGCGGATCTCCTGCTCGTCAGTCATAAACTGCTCAATCAGGGACAATAGGATCTCGCCTTCGAGTTGATGAGCTAACCGGTGATTGTCGAATAGCGTTGTTGTGATGATACCGCCTTGCTCTGCGCGTTGGCGCTGGGCAACACCGCTTGTTGCATTGGTTTCTCGGCCTTGTTGCTCGCCAGTGATGCCAGTGATATTGCGAATAGATGCGCTATCCATCTCGGAGAAACGCACATGCGCCTCGGCCATTTGTATGCCGTCTTCGATTTTGATTTTATTCAAGTCGTTGACTTCGAGAATGGCGTCTGGCCGCGCTACTTCCTCCGAAAACACCTGCATGTCTTCTACGGCTGTCGGATCAACAATGACACGGCGGGTATTGAGAAGGTGTAGCGACTTTGACCGGCGCTTGTTGAGATCGTCTTGAATGTCGCGAATCTGGCGCACTAGGCCATAATGCGAGCCGTCTTTTGCCTTGCGATACGCAGTACGGCGCACAAATGGGAATCGGTTATGCTCGTAAGGGCTTGGCGCATCAACTAATAGGAACTTGTCACAGAAAATAGAAACACGCATACAGGCGCGGGCTGTGTTAAATATCTGACATACGCCCGATTCAATAGCCGCAATGTGGGTTTCGTTGTTTGGGTTATAGACTCGGCCATGCAAACGATGGCCCTTACGCCGGATGACTTCGACGTTCTCATACTTCTTGTACCAGCACTCATATAGTTGAATGGCTGGACGACTGCCCATATCCAGCATGCCTGGATTACCAATGCCTAGATAGCCGGAGCGATTGAGTGGTGAGCCAAGATAGCTTTCAGCAATCTGCACGTTTTCCAGTACATCGCGCTCTTCTGCTGCTGAATATAGTTTTTCTTTGAGATTGGGGAACCATGCGCTTGCTTCTTCCAGGTCAACAATCTTGTCACGGAAGATATAACGCATGTCGCTCATGTCTAAGCATCGACTAGAACTGTCCTCGATGATATTGCGCCATGACACATGCCTAAACTTGATTTTAGGCTCGCCAGCATCATCCGGCTCAACACATATTTCTGTCCAGCCCTGCCCAGCCTTTACCATATTCGTAAAGGCTTCTGAGCGCTGCCAGCCAATGCGATTAACATCGGATAGGTATTTGATTAGCTTTTTCTTAGCTACGGCTGACTCTGCATCGTCTTCGGCGCGTCCAAACACATTAAAATCCATGCGCTTGCGCTTTTCTTCACCGATTACCCAGTCAATAGCCGGTTTTGTCTCGTTATAAACTAGCGGTGCCTGACCGCGATTGAGCAACACAATCTTGTCGTCTTCTGAGTAGTGCTCGCCATCGTAGTAGTCTTCATCAATAGCGCACTGTTCCCGCGCCTTGCCCATGAGCATTAACTCGCGCTGACGAGTCGATACCAACCAGCGATGCAGCTTGTGCTCATCCATTGTCATAGCGATAACATTGGATTTATCACTATTACTGCTTTGAGCGCTCGCTAGTGTCGTTGGGCGCTGTTTGAGATTAGCTTGCATCAATCATGACCTCGTTGTTTACCACCAGGCGCAAACCAGCTTTGGACATGGCCTCGGTCTGTGCTTTTTGCTCGTGTTCAGGGTTTTCGTTTTGGTGTTTTAGCCAGTCAGCCATTAGGTTCTCGATAGCATTGGCAATTTTGTAGACTTCGCGTTTAGTGTGTCGGTTCTGCCACAACTCTTCGGCAATGCTCATGGCATGCTCAACCAAATAGTTGGATGTCCCAGCCACACCGGGCACACATTGCCAAGCATCTTGCATGCTGATTGAACAATTGCGCATCTTGCCGTCGCAAACGCGGAAGAACATCAGGTGCGGGACTAGATCACCCGTGCCGAAGCCTTCTTCGTCAATCACCGGCAGGTTGCGGATCTGGACAACAACACGGCTGCCCACGCCGTTAAATTCCTGCGCTTGCTCTCCGAACACCACATTCCCTGCTTTGTCGTACTTCGGTAGTAATAGTTCTGTCATGCTGTCTTCCAGTTTGTCCGGCGATTTCTACCGCCTGATGTGTTAGCCCGTGGTCTATGCCCGAACTGCGCCCACTGGCGGATAGCATCGGCATAGTTGCTGTATCTGTTGTGCAGCGGGATGTCTGAGTACACATCCATATTTGCGTTGTATTTCTTTTGATAGTTGTCCATAGCGGCAATGCCATCAGCACAATTTGCCTCATCCATAAAGACGTTACCTGCCAATGCCATCCGCGTTTGCTGAATGCCTGTTAGGATCGCTTCAATACGCGGCACAACGACAAACTTATGACCTACCAACAACTGCCGCATAATCTGTTCTGTGCTTTTGCCCGTCTGCAAACTGCGGTTAGCGGCGTCATGCGGCAGATGATGCACGCCATACACCCAGTTTTTCTTTTGTAGGTACTGTGCGTAGTGCTCTAATGACTCGCCTGAATTCTCATACGCACAGATAAAACGTGTTTCACCGGACACATACTGCATAAACCAAATCGCGGTCGTGTCGTTCATCCCCAAGTCCCAGTACGTTTGTACTGGAATGCCTGGTGTGTACGGCACTGAACGAATACGGCCCTCGGCACGTAACCGCTGCATCTCGTTGACGTAGTACGCGCCCTTGACCTTGCTGCCGTACCAAAGGCCCTTCAACAGCGAGTCGCGCTCGTCTGGTGGCATCTGCAACAAGGCTTCGCGATAGCCAGTACCAGCTAGGTGAATGTTGTCGCTTAGCTTCGCTGGAATGAATCTCCGGCGAATCGTTGTGATGATCCCTGCCTCTTCGTCAATAATATCAACGGGGAGGTTCGTTTCTCTACCGTCCTTCTGAATGCCGAAGCGTTCCATCACCCATTTTTGACCTGGCCCGTCTGGGTTTGTCGTGGCGCGGATGTATCGAGGTAGGCTTTTATCGGAAGAGCGGCACCGCGAGAACAAGTACTGATAGCAAACGCTGGTTGCCCAGAGCGTTAGCTCATCAAAGCCGATGTAGTTCCATGCTCGACCGCGATACTGCAAACGGTCGTCGTCATGCTGTAGATAACCAAACTCAACCGTACAACCCGAAGGGAATGACCATATTTTATCGGTCTTGTTGTACTTGGCACCTGGTACGATTAACGGGTATAGGTCAAGCGAGCGGTTTATGAGGTCGCGTAATTCAGGAAATGATCGACGGAATAGGATTGCACGATGGTTTTTGTTGTTAATGCCATCATGCTGTAGGCATAGCGCATCAATCAGTAATGCGTCTGACTTGCCGCCGCCAGCAGCTCCACCGTAAAGGACCTCGAAGTCATCACACGCTAAAAACACCGACTGTCTAGCTGTTGGCTCCCATAGCGTCTCATCGTTCACCGCCATGGCTATTGGCGTGCGTGCTGAGCAGCTCGCGTTCAGCGTTCTGACCTTGGGTTCTTCTTCAGGTGGCTTGCGATTTGCCCAGGCAGCCATCAGTCGTCCTCCATCGCGTCTTGTGCGGTGTATGGACGGGTTTCAATAATCGCTGGTTCTTTGGCTGGGACGACAACAATGCGTGTGACTGTGGCTTGTTCGGGGACTAACGGGTTCTCTTTGTCACCGGCTAAGGTTTTCTTATCCATGTTCAAGAAGGAGGCAACTCTATCAAGTGCTGCTTTTTGATCGTGCGTGATGATCTCGACACCATCTTTAGTTTTCTTTACCCCTGCATAAAGTAGTCTGGCCCCGCCTTTTAAGTGGCGTGTATCGTTGAAAAACACGCGCTCACTGCCTTCGCCATTGCACTTTGGGCATTTGGCATGTGGGCTTAATAAGGGATTAAAGCCATAGCCGCCTAGGTTTTCTAGTGGCGGCGGGACTCTTTGGTGTTTTGATTTTCCGCGCTTGTGTCTATTAGCTTCTTCTGCATCGTCAATTTCTTTCTGGCGCGATGCTTCGGCCTCAAAAAACTCGTTAGCGTCCTTCCATTGATATTCGTGTCCTTCACCGTAGCAGTATCGGCAACATTCTCGGCGGTACTGCATGATGTCATTAGCATCGGCTGTGGCCATGTCCCAGTAGCGCTGGAGTACCTTCTCGACGGTGATTTCGCTCTCTTTGCAGGCTTTTGCTTGCAGGTCTTTTACCCTTCCCTGAACCTTCCCATTTGCGGCAAGTTCAGAAGCTTTTTTCCAGACGGTTTCATCCTTCCAATTCCGCGATCGTGGATATGCAATACGATATGACTCTGACTGACTCTCACCACTAGCAAGAGCCGTTGCAAAGGATTCCCAAGCAGGAGTTAAGCCGTATTCGTTTTTAGCTGCCACTTATGCGACCTCGCGTAAATTACGCCTCAGCTTTGCGCTTAAAAATCATCGTCATTATCGCAATCACAACATCGGCACCGATCATTGCTACGCTGCCCGTTACCGCTCCGGCATACATGAGATCCATACCTCGATGTAGACAGTAAAATAGGGCAATAATCCCGACCATGGTGCTCGCAAATGACCGCACCAACACGCGCATGAGCGCCTTAGTAATGCTCCGCTGCTTGTCTGCGCGATACAGTTCACCTGCTAATGACGACAGTAGGATCAAGATAATGATCAGCGATAATGGGATGTCAGGCATTTGTTCAGTCTGCTGAGACTTATCTGTGCGCGATAAAAACGATTGTTGTGATGCATTCATTTAGACTGGCCCTCTCTACGCAAAACAGCCCCCAGTCCTGCGATGACTTGTGGAATGCCAGTGATGTAGTCACCCGACACAATGTTGCCAATGCCGGTGGCTAATAAACCCAGCCCAGCCCATGTTGACGGCTCTCTTAAAACTGTTTTAATCATTTGCTTTGCTCCTGCCACCACGGCTTAACATCGAAACACGGGCATGACTTTAACCACTCATTCTGAGTGATTTGTCCGTCATGGTTTTTGTCGGGGGAAAAATCGCGATGGCCCTGAATTACCACTCTTGGGAGTGATTGCTGTAGCTCTAATAGCAGGACTTTTAGTGATGCGAATTGCTGGTCTGTAAAATTATTTATTGGCTTTCCGTTGGTATCTATCCCGCCTATAAGGCATACGCCAAGGCTAATACTGTTAAATCCCTCGACATGAGCACCAACTACATTCTTTGGCCGACCGCGCACGATCTCGCCATTGCGTTTAATAACATAATGATAGCCAATGCACGCAAAACCACGCTCGATGTGCATAGCATTCAGCTCAGCAACACCCATATTTTCTGATGATTTAGGCGAACTAGCGGAACAATGAATGGCGATAAATTGAATGGGCCTAGCAAATGTTTTTAGCTTTTCTAGCGGAATTTTTACGGGGCAATTTTTGATTTCAACGGTCATGATTGTGAGCCTTTGGCCGATGTTTGTTTATCGGCACAATGCTACACAATGAAAATTATTAGCTCTAGCCTGTGGATAACCCGTACTTATACGACAGTCGTCTAATCGCGTTATAACGACTGGGGTATAAGATCGAGTTAGAAATTACTGCATCTTATTGTCTAACGCCTTAATATCCTCGTCATCATGTGCGATGTTATCATGCTGAAAAATCCAACCATATTCATCATCATAATATTCATTAATCGCAGTTAGTATTTTTTGACAGATAGGGCAATAAATTTCATTATCTTTTACCATTGCAAAGCACCCCCCACTTGATACTCAGTCACACGCGTTTCGAAGAAGTTTTTCTCTTTACGCAAGTCCATAATCTCGGACATCCACGGGAACGGGTTCTTTGCGCCGACAAATTGTTCAGGCAAGCCCAACTGTGTTAAACGACGGTTGCAAATAAACTGCAAGTATTCTTCCATCATCGCGGCATTCATGCCCAATACGCCACGCGGCATGGTGTCACGCGCGTAGTTGATTTCAAGTTGTGTGCCTTCCAAAATCATTTGAATCACTTCTTGTTGAAACTCTTTGCTCCACAAGTGCGGATTTTCGATTTTGATTTGGTTAATAACATCAATACCAAAGTTTAAGTGCATCGACTCATCACGCAAAATGTATTGGAATTGCTCGGCAACGCCCGTCATTTTGTTACGACGACCCATACTTAAAATTTGGGTAAAACCACAATAGAAGAAAATGCCTTCTGTCACCGCATAAAAACCGATCAAGTTACGCAGTAATTCGCGGTCAGTTTCAGGTGTGCCAGTTTGAAAGGTTGGGTCAGACAAAGAGTGTGTATGACTCAACGACCAAGCGGCTTTGGCGGCAACGCTCGGCACTTCATGGTACATATTAAACACTTCACCTTCATTCATCCCCAATGACTGAATACAGTATTGGTAAGAGTGCGTGTGAATCGCTTCTTCGGCGGCTTGACGAATCAAATACTGGCGACATTCTGGATTAGTAATCAACCGATAAACCGCCAACACGATGTTATTGGCGACCAAGCTATCCGCCGTCGAGAAGTAACCTAAAGAGCGCATGACGATTAAACGTTCGTCATCGGTTAAACCTTCTTGGCTTTTCCACAGTGAAATGTCTTTGGTCATGTTGACTTCTTGTGGCATCCAATGGTTGGCACAAGAGTCGAGGTATTTTTGCCATGCCCAATCGTACTTAAACGGCACTAATTGGTTGAGGTCAGCACGACAGTTAATCATGCGTTTGTCGTCTACTTGAATACGCGCCGCACCCATTTCTAACTCAGCATTCAACTCGGACGCAACCCCAGCCGATGCTTGCTCAATTTTCTCTGTCATAGTAACCTCTCGTTAATCGTAATTTGTCAGGGCTTGCGCCTGTTAATGCGGTAGTTAGGTTTTACTCAACAACCTATACTTAGTGTTTGTGTCCCCGTCAACCCAAACAGTCCATTGGAAATCCATCGTAGGGGATTTACCTCTTTCTTGCATAAAGTTTGGCCTCCAAGTCAACGGCAAGACAAAACTTGGTGGCTTACTTTGGAAAAGAGAAAACCTCTTTTTGGTATGCCAATAATGTGCTTTCAGCAACATACAAACAATCGGCGCATCTTTTAAGGCTTTTTCTATAAACTCTTGAGCTACCCCAAAAGGAGGGTTTGTTATAATGGCATCACAAAACCTTGTCTCATTAAAAAAGTTCACACCCGATTCGCCATACCCACAATCCTCTCTAATATCAGAGGATATGACGTTAAAACCATAATCTTCTAAAACTTTAGACATTGCTCCATTACCACAAGCACACTCCCAAACAGTCATGTTTTTTGGTAAATTTAAGAAGCGCAACAATCCTTGTGTAGCATCAGGTGGTGTAGGGTAGTAGTCAAAAGGTTCGTTTTTTGCCCCACCACCTGCTATGATAGACGAGTTAATACTCATTAACCTAACTCCTGCATCAACAGCGACAAGTACCCAATCGCTTATAATGCAAATCAATAATTGTTGTGGGTACTTGCGCGTTATGCGCTTAGTTAGATGTTTATACGTCTAACCCAATATCACGCAATACGCCATACTCCATTTTTAGCCTGTCAATTGAACTTTCTTTGTTATTAACCCAGTTGCCGTCTTTATCAACAATATCAGTTAGCGGCG